GCTGACTTAGGAATTGCTCCATCATCTGCAAGCGTTGAGCATACTGATCTCTTAACTTGTTTGCTTCGTCGATCTTCGCTCGTTCCGCTTCCACGGCCTTGCGTTGTTCACTCAGCGTTTGGGTCTTCTTTGTGTAGTCGGCCCCAAGTTGATAGCCCTCAATAAGTTGATCGAGAGTTACTTCGCGTTCTTCTCCCGCCGCTTTGACGCGAAAAGTGCTAGCTTGCTCTGTTTCAACTTTCTCAGAATCCACCAACTCGGAATCAACGCCATCATCATTTTCTGAATCTGCACTCTGTTCGGTTTGGCCTTCGGCTTCCGGTTCAGAGTCCATCAATCCAAAAAATGCGGATGCAGCTTGTTCCACATTCAGCGATTCACTTCCTTGCGGAGTCGTGTTATCACTCATTTCTTACCCAAGTTGTCAGCACTTACCGAGTGCCACGGTGTAATCAACGATTACAAAATTTTCCACCGCTTTGAAACAATTTTGCCCGTTGCAGCGATTGATTCAAAGTGGCCTTTAATTGATTGTAAGGCATGAATTTTTAAATATGCAAGTTCACGCACCTCTACATCTTCGGGTGCGCTATTCACTATATTCAGCAATTCAGACTGCTTCATTGATTCCATTTCTTCCAAAAAGAAATCATCTGAAAGTAGGTTCCGTGCGCGTTCAAACTTTTCCATTTTGGATATTCGATATGAAGTCAGATATTGACACTTGCGGGATATTGGAGAACTGATTGCCTTGCAGTCCAGCCCATTGTGTGCCACCCAAAAGATTCTCGGGTGTAAACAGTGTGTTTATGTCGAGTGGGGCTTGGAAGGTTTGCATGTACTCCGGCTGACCCCAACTTGATATGTCTGACGGTGTGAATGGGAAACCGCTTGCTTGTGTGCCACCGCTAGATATTGCGTCTTGCACTGCCTTACTTGCTTGGCTTGCACCCGCAACTGTCAACCCGAGTTTAATCATCCCTTCAATTTGGGATTTTGTCAGTGGGTTAGACGGTGTAGCGATTGGGCCTTGATATGGCGTTTCGGTGGCATCTGTGTAGCCAACCACATCACCGTTTTGATTGACGGTCAATGTGCTTCCATCTTCGTAGGTATAAGTCTGTGTCGTTGGCGGTGCGCTAGCTAGATTCAGTAGCGTTGTATCAATGGCCTCCGGTGGGCCTTGAATGTTTGCCGGATTGGTCTCCGGATATGCCGCCATCGTGTCTGCGCTTGTGGGTGCAGGGCCAGCATCTAAGTAATCGGGAATGGGAAGGGTCTCGATGTACTTTTCGGCTTGTGCTTTTGAAAGCGTGTCCGCAGTGCCTTGAATGCCCGTTTGCACAAGTGCAGTTTTAGCCGCTGTCTCGGGGTCTTTACCCGCCACCATGTTTGCCGCAGTGCTTGAGACAAAGTTTTTCACCGCACCAGCATCGCCCACCAAATAGTCGCCAACTTGACCGCCAGCAAAGCCCGACACACCGCCGACCACAGCGCCCTTTAAGGCATCCTCCGGTGATTTGCCTTGTGCCACTTGTAGGGCAGCATTTGCCACACCCGACCCAATGGCAGAGGCCACCGCCGCCGATGTAGTAGCGGGTAGCAGTCCCGCAGTAATCATTTGTTGACCAATAGCAGAGCCGACCCCCGGCGCAGCCACACTAAGAGCCATTGCCGCCAGTATTGGGGCGTTTTGCGATAGGCTTAAATCTTTGTCCAGTTGGGCAAGATTTTGGCTGACTGTCTGTTCGACGGGTTGAAAAACATTTGTCAGTTCACGGCTGATCGCTGTCGTTGGGTCTAAACTGGCAAGAAAAGAACCAAGCGATTTATCGTTTTTAGGTGGGTCTCCATAGACTATGTTGTAGCCTTGCAGTCGCATTTGGTCTGCTTTTTTGGCTTCTTCTGCACCGGAAACCGCAAATGGGAATAACACCGCAAACGAATCATTTGGGTCAATCGGCTTTACACCAGCACCCGTGTAATAGGTATTGCCGATTATTGTTCCGGGTATTTTCAATGCCATGTTAAGACCTCAATAGGTTTAATCACCCCGGAATCTCAATGTTTGAGGTAATCCCCGCACCTACTTTCATTGCCTTCAATTGGGCCTCTGCTTCAAACTCTTGCCTACGGAATGCCATTTCCGCTTGGAATTTCTCGTATTGCAACTGCAAATCAGCAGCGGCCTTCTCACGGGCCAACTGAATATCAGCTTGTGCCTTCATCCGCATATTCTCAATGTCGGCTTGAGCCTTTGCCAATGCCGCTTGTGCTTCGGGCGAAACTTGTGGGGCTTGCGGTTGCGGGTTGCTCAGTTGCTGATCGACCTCCGGAGGAATGGCTTTGTAGAACTCTGCGCTATCTTTGAATCCCGCAGCTTCCACCATTCGACCGAGCGTGTTGCGATACTGCCCAATGCTCACCAATGGGTTAGCCAAACCCATCTGACCCAACACTTGCTCTTGTTTGGCAAGAACCATTTGAAGCATCGCCATCTGTTCTTGACGGTTGCCAGCACCGAGACCAACATTTATATCAACATCGTACTGATTCGACCACTCTCGCGGGTCAAAAGACACATAAGTGCCTCTCATCCGCACGATACGGGGCTTGTCTTGATACTTGCACAGCAGATGCAAAATCCCTTTAATGAGCGATTTAACGCCCGTCTCTGCGAAGATTCGAGCAATCAGTTCGACCTTACCCGCGCCAGCAGCTTGCATAGATGCCACAGCCGCAGCAGTCACATTCTGCAAGATTGCGGGGTCTAGCCCTTGTGAAGCGTCTGTCACTCCGGTGCGCTTTTGGGCCACAGAGTCAAGATATTGCAACATCGGGAATGCTTGTCCGGCAACGGGTTGCACTTGCAACGGTTGCACAGCGCCTTGAGACTTAATCCGCACCACACCGCCAGCAGTGGCAGTCAGCAAATCATCTAAGTTCACTTGCCCATCAACCGCAGTCACCCGAGCATTGTTTGTCAGATAGAGGTTATCCAAAATCTGACGGGTGATTGTGGTCTTTTGAAGCTGAATATCTGTAGTGCGGTCAGCCAACGATTGCCCGAAAAACTTGTGCGGGATGGGAATCGGGCAGATCGAGTGGAATGGCACATAGTCGCATTCTTCGTCTCCCAAAATCTCGTTGCCAGCATAGAACACTTGACGCAATTCAGCGATACCGTCTCCGTCCATGTCGGCGCGTAGATAGCACTCAAACACCTCCACATTCTGCATTGATTCGTCCATGCTTGTGGAGTCGTCCGGCTGTTCACCGTTGGAGAACCGCACAAGTCGTTCGGGCGTGTATGTCAGTGAATCACTAGATGGAATGCCGTTCACAATGTCCGCATCAAAGCCCATTGCAATCAAGTCGCTACGGGTTATCAGCTTGCGGTGGGCAACGAAGGGCGAACCCTCAATCTTGCGGCCCTTCTTTGAGATTAGGAATTCTTCGGGTGGAACATTCTCCACCACCACACGACCAATCTTTTGTTTCTTTGAGACAGTGACCGCATGAATCTTGACGGTCATCGGCCCCATCGGAGTCATCTGATTGAACTCTTGCGTGTCTTGATCGACGATCTCCATCGTGCCATCGCTCATCAGCATGGCGAGTTCGTCATCAGTCAGATCACGGTACTTTTCTTTGATTACATCTTCTTTGTCTTCCCAATAGGCTTTTACGATGCCGACCTTTTGAAGCAGTGCATCCTTGAACCAATCGTGAAGAATAATCACGCCTTCGTTGTCGCGGTTAAACACCCAATTGACATATTCAGTGGCTTGCTTTGCGGCTTGCTCGTCATTAGGGCCACGGGGTTCAAACCTCACGACCTCATCGCTTGCCGTGAAGATTCGCACCAATGATGGAAGAGAACCGTCTACGGCCTCTGCAACCTCACCCGTGACAATCTGAGACTTGCCTTCAACCTCATTGCCGTATGGCTGTCGTAGGTAGGCTTGTAGGGCTTCTCTGCGTTGTTCAGTGGTCTCAGTCTCCAAATACCCGAGAGAATTGGAAATCTCAGCTTCAATGATTGATTTGAGTTTCTGTTCGTCCATCACACAATCCATTTCACATTTTGAGTAGGCATCTTTGACCAACCCGAAGTTTCATTTAGACCAATTGCCAAATATCTGAAAGCATCGGAGGCGTGAGAAGACCAATCGTGCAGTGGTCGCTCGTAGAAGATTTTGCGCTTCTCATCGTAATCCCTTCGATAGTTTCTGAGTGCGTCAAGTCCTTGTTTGACCTTTGGCACATTGAACCAGCATCGCGGGAGAAGCCTTCGCACCGCTTGGATGCCATCATCGACCCCTAAGCGCGGGGCAACCCGAATGTTTAATCCAGCATCGGTTAAAACCTCTAGTCGGCTTTTCCCCGTGCCGAGTTCCCGCACTTGAACATCGTGAGGTAGGATTTGCTCGGCTTTGTCCCACGCATTATGCCTTAACCAATTTACATAATTGTCTAGTCCAACCCCGTTATTTTCGTGAAAGTCCATCAGCCGGACTTCCGCGCCAGCTATCTGAGCCACCCAAATTGCGGTTGAATCGCCCATTCCTAAGTCCCATCCGGCTATTGTTCTACAGAGGTCATCACGGGGAATGGTCTGAATTTGGTTCTTTTCGTCCAAATCGTTGAGCAGTTGACCGTAGTAGCTGCCCTCTACCGCCGCACTGAATGAGCATTCAAACTCTTGTAGATACTTGTCGTCCCCCATCTCCAGCCGTGCGGCCTTGAGTTCGGTCTCGCTCAATACTTGCGTTTGGGATGCTTTGAACTCCAGCAGTCCCCAACCTTCCTCTGTTTCTGCCCGATCTCTGAGGTCTTTAAAGTGATTGTGGCCCTTTGGCGTTCCGATGAATAGACACCACCCGAGTCTGTCAGCCAATGCCGGACGGATTATGTCTGTCCAAATCTTTGGGTTTTGGTCGCCAATCTCGTCAAGAATCACCCCATCGAAGTACTGTCCGCGCAGTGAATCGGGGTTGTCTGAGCCGTATAGCTGAATCCTACGGTTCCAAAAGTCCACCCGCAACTCTGAGATATTCTCAGTTCCCCCGAGAGGTCTAGCGTACTTCGTGAGGTAGTCCCATGCCACCCTCTTT